CAGCCCGGGTTCAAATCCCGGCTTCTCCGCTCTAAGCCTTGTGGATCAACGTCCACAGGGTTTTTTCTTTTTTCCTGCGGTGATCAGTCGAAACCTATGCTGATCTCTCGGTAGCTATGCGGTAGCTATTTTTGAAAGCACTAAAAAAAGCCCCCTGGATTGCTCCAGAGGGCTGATTGATTATTCTTCTTTTTCGTCAGGCGGTTCGAGTTCGATCTGTTCTTCCTCAACCTCCGGCAATCCTGTGGCCAGGCTGGTCAGTATGCTGAGGACAAATGCCGCACCACTCACAGAAAGTGCACGGAGCCACTGTATCTCCTCCAGGGCCGCACCAACCGCAATAAAGCCGACAAACGTCTGAGCAAACGTCCGGATCGCCCGGATTAGAGCTGCGATGATCCACTTTTTCCAATTTCTCTTCATGCATGGTTTCCTCCTTCAATAATAGTAGTCGCAGGAGCCGCCGATACTGCCGGCTGTGCCGCCCCCTGCGTCTGCGGTGCCGGCCTTGGAGGGTCCGGTGGCAAATCAAGGAAACGTGTCCGCAAATTATCCATCACGCCGTTTGCGCCCAGAGCGTGATACTGTTGATAAACGTTTTCCAGGTTGGAACGGTCATCTTCATCCGCCCACCCTTGGGTCCTGTAATACTTGTATCCCTGGATCAGACGATCCCGGAGCAATGCCTGGACGCCTTTCTTCACAGCGCGAATCTGGATCCACGTCGTGATAATGATTCCCAGCAGGATCGCCGGGATTCCGGCAGCCTTAATCAGTTCCCACCAGTTCATTAAGCATCACTCCCTTCTGTCAGCTTCCCCCAGGTAAGCGGGCCGCATATGCCGTCCTGAGCAAGCCCGTTTTTCTTCTGGAAGTTCTTCAGCGCCATCAGAGTCTCATTGCCGAACGAACCATCAACGCCATACTTAGGGAGAACTTCTCCTGCCTTCAGAAGCAATGTCTGCATCTCCCGGACGGCTTCTCCTTTGCTTCCTTTCCGGAGTGTCGGATGTGTCACCGGGGTTGGCGTAGGTTCAGGATCAGGACCAGGCTCAGGTTGAGGAGCTCCACTGTAGTCGATACCTTTTAGCTCCCCCCATTCGACCCACTTCTTGTCTGTAACTTGTGACGTGATCACCCCTTTCTGGGTGCTGGCCGCTTCAATAACGGTCCCGTTGCCGATGTAGAGCCCGATGTGGGTACGCTTTGAGTTCCCTGAAGGATGGACGAACACCGCCGTACCGGCGAGGATCGGCGCCCCGTCTTTTTTGCACCCTTTGGACATCTCGCCTTTGCTGGAGCAATAGCTGTTCCAGATCCGGTTGCTGGAGTGGCTGATCGCGCCGCCCAGCTGATCAAACGCCCATCTGAACAGGCCGGAACAGTCTGCAACAATGTGATCGATCCACTTCTCGCCGTACAGCGCGGCATAATAATAGTTGTCAGATTTCGCGGCGCTGCTCTTCTTCCAGTCGCTGCCGTACTGGCTGATCATGTATGTGACCTTCTGCCGTTGTTTTGCAGCTGTCCACATTGCCCCCCATTGGCCCCAGATATACCCCCAGTGATTCTCCAGGGCATACAGGAACTTAGCGATCAGGTCGTTCGCGTTTATCATTGTGTTTCCGCCTCCTCCAGGGAAGTTTATCCGGGCAGATCATCACAAAATTGAAAAGGAAAAAGGCGACCATCACCGCGATGATCGCCCAGAGAACTGGACTCATTTTTTACCTCCAGACAAGAATGGCGTTATGCGTTATACAGCAATTTAACGTAGTTGTGATTTCCGTCATATGACCATATTGGGTAACAACGGGTGGTAGCAACGAACTACGATATGAGTGCATTTCAGAAATTCGCATTTTTCTGTTTTAGCCTTACCTTTCCTACCCATCCTCTGCACCCGTGATGTGACTATTTACGGAATAAATAATCCGATTTCTAAATACTTGCGTTTGATGTATCTATTCCACTTCTTTATCCATCGTGCTTTACGATGCGATTTCCTTGAATAGAACCTCAATTTAACGTAGCTTCTGACTTCTACGATAAACTACATCGCAACAGGATAAACAAAGGAAAATTTATATTTTTTCCCTGCGGTTCCACCGTAGAAGTACAAATTTCCACGTTGCATTAGTACCCCAACTGAAGCTCCAGAATAATCATCGGCATCTACAGTTTTTACGACAGACGTTCCAATTGCTGACGGGGTCATCAATGGTAAATTTTCAAATACAAGTATTTCTGTTCCGGGAGTCACACATTGTAATGAAACATTCACGAAACAAAAACCACCACGTTTTACATAACCATTGTGATAATGGGTGGATTCTTGAACAGTAAAATTCGCCGAAGAAGACGATAATGCGTGAAAGTCATTGTTCTCAATCTTGCCGTTTAACGCACTAAGTTCGTCCCCGACAGCTACCTGGGTCCAGTGTCCAGCCGTCCACGTTTCACCGCCGGATCCGATCGCCGTGGTGCACCGGAAAAGGTTTCCGCCGTAGATGCAGTAGTCGCCGACAGAGTACGAGCTGCTCGCGTCATACGTGCCGGCGAAGTTCGCGCGGGATCTGATGGCCTCCACGTCGATCGCGTCCATGTTGCCGTTAATGTCGCCGATCAGGACGTTCTCGCCGCCAGCCGGTTTCTTCAGGTTCAGTGCTGATGTATAGGTTGCCATTATGCTACACTCCTTTCATGTTCCTGGATCCATTGAATTACGTTTTGATAGGAGATAAATCCGCCGTCAAAATCTTCGTTGTTGACGGCTCTCATCACATCATTGATCATCTCAGGGCGGCACGCATAAAAGGCGTCCCGGTGCTTATCGAACCAGGCCCACACGCGGGCCTCGTGCTCGCTCTTGTCCTCCGTGATGCCCGGTGCCCGGCGGAGGGTGTAATAACTGTCCGCCATGATCCGCACACACATCGTGTTGTACGGGTCGATCAGCCCGCGCTTCAGGAATTCATCCGCCACATAGCAGTGCCGCGTGAAGAAGCTCTGTAAGTTCTTAAAACGAATCTCCGGTCTGTTACACAGGCTCCCGTCCCTCGCGATGTACATGTAAATCGGCGTCTTTGCGTGGATCTTACCAATCCGCTGGTGGTCGATCTCCATCTCTACAATTGCCAGGAACGCGCTGTCCTCGCACCAGGTGAGATCCTCCTTGAACCGGATGTCGTGGTCGATCAGAAACGACCGCCGGAAGAGCTTGTTGTGGATGAACACAGGATTCCGCTCTGTCAGCATGGCGTTTCTCATGTGAATGTTGTCTTCCATGAACATGTCGAACCACAGAAGATCAAATTTGCCGGCGCGGTTCAGCACGTTCAGCATGTCCCGCAGCGCATACACGCCATACAGCATGTCGTCAAAGTCATGCCAGCGGATCCACTCCGCGTCAGAGTGATCAATACACCAGTTCCTCGCCCTGGCGATCCCTCCGTGCGGGATGCACGCTTGGTTTACGGCAAAAGGGAACCCGGCGAAGTATTCCGCCGGGAAAGCATCTGTTCCGTCGTGCACCAGGGTGATCCGCACCTGTGACCAGTCAACCCCGCGCTGGAGGCGGAGCATCTGGAAGCCTTTCTCACCGACTTCCCACGGCTCCGTCCAGTGAGTGATGAATAAATCAAGCACGCTTAAGCCCCTTTCGTCATGCAGATGGACACCAGCCCATCCACGTCGATCATCAGGTTTGTGCATTTCGTGTATCCGTCATACTGTGTGGACATCTCGCCGTATTCAAAAACGATATTCCTTGTGTTGGACGGGTTCAGGAAGATCGGGGCCATTTCCTCCAGCGTGCGTCCCTGGATATAGCACCACAGGAAGCCTCCGGACATCCCGGCTTCTCCGCCTTCGATTACGATGTCATTTCTCAGGACCAGTCTGCGGCCTTCCATTGTCTTCCTCCCTTTCTTTGTTCTCCAGCTCGTTGTACACATCCCGGATGTCATACAGCGTCTGGACCAGCTTTTCCATGTTGCTCAGTGTCGGGGTTATGTCCAGCTGCTGTAGTCGCTCATAACAGGCGTTCAGTTTCTCTCTCATGCCTTTCCTCCGATCAGTATACAAGGAAGTGCCGGTATGTGCCGGCTGAATCCTTTAAATAGATCCAGCTGGCATTGTGCCCGTATATCCGCAGCGTCGCACCGGACGGTATGCTCAGCGTTCCCTCAGAGAGGACGTTCATCTGTCCGGCGTCGATCCGGTTCGTCAACAGCTTGGTCGCCGTCGTGTTCCCGGCCATCAGGTTGTCGATCTTCGCCTTTGTCGCGTTGAACGTTGTCGCCGTCACATATCCGGACAGATCAATCCGGGAGGCGCTGATCGAAATCGACTCAGCCGTCTGGTTGATGCAGCTGATGACCTCATCCTTGCCGACCTTCAGGGAGATCTGCGTGGATGTCTGTGTAATGGACGACCAGATAGAAGAGTTCGCGGATGCGACTTCGCTCCGAATGGAAGAAGCCGTCTGCGTAATGGAAGACGCCAGCCCGCTCGCCGTACTGGCGACCTCGCTGCGAATCTGCCCGGCTGTCTGCGTGATGCTGGATGACAGGCTGCTGGCCGTGCTCGACACTTCGCTCCGGATCTGTGACGCCGTCTGTGACAGCGTGGACAGGATGCCGCTTGCGGTGTTGGACACTTCGCTCCGGATCTGTGACGCCGTCTGGATGACCACGGAATACATTGAGCTTTTCGCCGCGCTCACCTGTACTGTGATGCTGCTGGCGGTCTGTTCAATGCTCGATTGCAGATCACTTGCCGTACTGGCAACCTCCAGGCGGATGCTGGTCGCTGTCTGTTCGATCACGGAGTATATCGTGCTCTTCGCCGCGTGAACCTCTCCGCGGATCGCCTGGGCCGTCACGCTCAGCCTGGACGCCATTTCGATGTGGTTTTCGTCCACCGTGCGGCTAATCAGCGCGATGTGCTGTTCATCGACCTCCAGCCGGGAGCCGATCTCAACTACGTCGGCGTCATGGCTCATGGCCTTCCATCCGCCATTCTTCCACACAAACCACGGACAGTCATAATACTGCCGCCAGTTGTTGCTCTGAGCCTCGCTCCACGTCTTCGCGCTCAGTTCCGACCATGTCGTCCGAACCGTTTCGGACTGGATCCATACGTCTCCCTCGATAATCGCGTGATCGATGTCCGGATCCGTCAGCTGGATGTATGTGGTATTTTTCCGGGCTACCGTCTCTACAATACTGCTGGCGGTCTGCTCGATCAGCGACTCCAGCCAGTCCGTGTCATCCACGACCGCGGAAATGATATTCGACGCTGTCTGCCGGATGTAGGAATACAACTCACTCTTCGCAGCGCTGACGGAGGAATTGATCGCGTCTCCGCTGATCTCCAGCGACGCCAGCGCCTGTTCATCCATCAGGCCGATCCATTCCGCCATCAGTGCGATCCGGTTCGCGTCCTGAACGATGTCCGTATGCCATTCCAGCACCTGACCCTGGTTCCACTGAAGCTCCCAGCGCGTGCCGTCATAAACAAAATACTTGCTGCCGGCGTACTGGTTCCAGTCATAGTCGTTGGCGTCCTCCCAGGTCAGGTCCTCCATGTCGGTCCAGTTCTGGATGCGGACCGACTGGATCCACACGTCGCCCTCCTGCACGTCGTTTCCGGGCGTGTCACAAGGGTCATCGATCTGGATGAAAACTTTTGCCCGCCGGCTGACTTCGGAGTTGAAATATGAGGCTGTCTGGATGATTGTGGAGTAAATCGTACTGTCGGCAGTAGCAACGGTCGTCCGGATGGACGATGCCGTCTGCTCGATATACGAATACAGATCTGTTTCCTTCTGTCCGACCTCGCTCCGGATCCCGGAGGCCGTCAGTTCGATGTTCGCATAAACCTCACTCTTCGCAGCGACCACCGCCACGGAGATCTTGCTTTCCGTCTGGTTGATCTCTGACCAGGCGTTGACGATATCGCCCTCCGCCTGGGTCACGCGGGCATCAATCCCGTGCCCGTCAACCGTCAGCTCCGCGACCCGACTCCAGTCCGGTTCGTCTCCGTCCTTGCCGGCGACAGCCTCCGCGACCAGCGCCACCTTTTCCTTTGTGTCGACGATCCAGGCGTGGTCTTCTTCCTCGTTGTCCGCCTTGTTCCGTCCGCTGCGTGCGCCTCCAGACCGCTGTTCCTTCAGGATCGTCGCCACGTCCGTCAGCTCGTTGGCCAGCGTGACAGTCACAACCTCCGGCGTATTGATCACGTCCGTGTAGCTCAGCTTGGTTACGCGCTCCGTGATCGTCGTGGAGAACTCCGGCAGCGGTACGCGGCAGATCTTGCCGATTGTGAAGCTGTCCAGCGGCTCTCCGGTGCTCTCGCTCAGATCCAGCCCGCTTATCGTCACGGTGACCGCCGGTTCGCAGTGCCGGTCCAGCCTCTCCTGTGCCCACGCTGCCAGCTCCGTTTTCGAGCTGATGCTTTCATCGCTCTCCGTCTTGCTGATCACACCGTAAATGGCTTCGTTTTTACTAAGGAACTCGCTGTCCAGCTTCAGGTTGTTTTTCCCGATCGGATAGATCCTCGTGTACATCCGGCTCCGGTCAATCGTTCTTTTCAGTGTTTGGATGTTCCGGTCACTCCGCATCTCGCTGGAGACTTCGCTGTCCATCTGTAAAATGTTCAGCGTGAACGGATAACTGCTGAAGTCGTATCCCCAGACACAGTCCTCCAGGCTTCCGGACACAATTTCAATAGCGCTGAACAGATCGTCTCCGCTGAAGTGGTACGGATTGCTCACGCTGAAACTGATTGTCCCTAGCTGCCAGTCGCTCTGGTTGCTCAGGATATATTCAATTGTTTCTTCGGCTGTGGCTGTCGATCCGCCGCTGATCATCTGTGTCGTGACCTTGCCGAACATCAGCCGGTCCCGCAGCGTGTTGATCGCGTGCTCCAGGGATACATTGCGCGTCCGCTTTCCGGGTTCGTCATCAATCGTTTTTACGCGCCACACAATACCGCTGCCGGGTCCGTTCTCGATTCGGATCCAGTCACCGACGCTCAGCACCGGAGCGCTGTCGCTGATCGTCATCGTCGCGGTGCTCTTCCGCTCAGACAGTTGCAGCTGAAGGCGCTCCGCCTGGAATACATCCGCAGCCGTCAGGCTGTGCCCGCTCAGTTTGATGATCATAGATATCTCGCCCTCCAGCCGGCTGTCACTGTGCAGCTGCCGTCAGCCAAATATGAGAATGATGTGGTTCCGGGCTGCGCCAGGTAATCGTCGTCCGCCGTGCTGGCCCGTTTTGCCATCGCGCTGCGGTAGGTATTGTTGCTATCCTTGATCCGGATCCGCACAAGCCCGCTGTCAGTGTGGTCAATGTACAGCGTTTCACCGGCAAGCAGTCCCAGATCCGCAAACGCCATTGACTTCCCGCCGGCGGCGATGCTGATTTCGTTGATGGTTCCCTCGCCGGTGTTCTCGACCGTTATGTCAATCTGTGCCGGAGCGCTGCCGCCGATTGTAAAAGCCTCCAGCCCGGACGTCCCGGACTCTGCGCTCTTTGTGCTTTCCTCCGCATCCTCCCAGTATGGGATCTCATATGCGCGGAACGTCATCTGGAACTCCTTGACCCAGTCCCGGATATTTCCCTCTCCGGGGGCCTGGACCAGACGGACAAAGATCCGTCTGCCGCTCCGGTAATTGACGGTCATCCAAGCGCCGCCGGCAGCCCGCGCCGCCCATGCGTTCGCGTCCTCCAGCGCCGCAGCGCGTCCGGACAGGTTTGTTTTGCGGATGTCGATGGCGAAGCGGACCACAATGTCCATTGTGTCGCGCCTGGCTCCCGTCACCCGCTGCCCGAAACCGGCTGCCGTGCCGACCGCCGTAATGCTCTCTTTTCCGTCAGCGGTCTCCACGCCGCGGATCACGATTGCGCTGTTCGCCGCGTCCAGCTGAACGCCGCCCAGCGCCACACGCCGTGACAGTTGCATCAAATCACCTCTTAACCGACTTCTCTCGCGATCTGTTCGCTCACATACGGGGCCACCAGGTTGCCGACCACCTGGCCGTCCATTACGACTTTAACGCTGCCCATGCCGCTTTTTATGGCCTCCTTAACGCCTTCAGGCAGGGTCGTCAGTCCGCGTACACTGTCCGATGGCAGCCGGCTCCATCCGTCATTGTCGTCCCACCAGCCTGAATCCACATCATTGACGACGCCGGGAGTGCCGTTTTCAATCATCTGCATGATGTCATCTGCCGTATATTCATCCCCGAACGTCCATTCCGATGCTTCCTGAAGCGCGTCCGCTGCGTCCTGCAACGTGTTTTTGTCAATCCCAAAGATACCCCAGATTGCCTCCGGCAGCTGCTTGAATAAGTACGTATTCCAGTTGTCAATCGCTTGCAGTGCGGCGTTTTTCACTTCTTCCGCTCCGGCAGCCGCGGCCCCGCTTACTCCTTCGCCTCTCCTGAGTGCCTGTCCGGCAGCAGTCTTGTCAAGGAAGACCTCCGGCAGAAGGGAGACGGCTCCGGTCGGATCCAGTGAGGCCAGAGAAAACGCGGCGCTCCCTGCCGTCTGCGCGACCCGGCTCAGCAGCACAGAGCCGACTGTCGTTTTGATTGTGTCATTCCCGAAAAGATCCGTCGTGCCTTTCGGCTTCGTGACCCCTGTCGGGTTTGTATTCGGAATTGTGGTCGGGATGGTTGGCGTTCCGGTCCATGTGCCCTGCCCCGTCCACCACTTATAGATCGTCAGGATATGGCTGGCAAAGCTGGACAGCTTACCAATTGCAGTTGCTGCTTCTCCAGTCGCCCACACTCCAATAATCGCGGCGAATCCAGCTTTGACGGCCCCCCAGTTTGCCGGATCAGCGAACCATTCAAGCACACCAACAAGCTTATCAAGCACCGTGCCGAATGCCTTGACATACGGATCGTCACTGTTTTGCAGCTCATTAGCCAATTCTCCGAGCATTTTGATACCATCCTCAAAAGCCGAACGGATGCTCTGGAAGGCTTCTGTGACCTGATTCTTGACCTTGTCCAGCGCCGCCTGGCGGTCCGCGTCGTTGTCCGCCTGGAAATAATCCTTGAAGGCGTCCAGGATGCTCTGCACGTTGCCTGTCAGGTTCAGCGCCAGATCCCCGAACAGCTCAATGCTCGCCATATCCTTCAGGGCTTGCCAGCTCTGTTCGATCTTCGCTACGCTCTCAGCCAGGTCGCTGGCGTTTTGCAGCTGCTCATCCGTCAGGCCGTACCCGCCGTTGGTCGCGTCAAAATCCGCCAGGTTCGCCTGAATCTTTGCCCAGTCGTTCAGAAGGTCCAGGATCTGCGGAGATCTCTTCTCGCCGAAGATCTCGCCAACGGCTTCCAGACGCTTCTCGTAATCCATGCTGCCCAGGCTGTCCATCACGGCCATCGCGTATTCCCATTTGTCGGAATACTGCTCCGCGCTGACGCCGCTGGCTTCCGCGATTTTCTGCTGGTCGCCGGTCACGATCCGCGTCACGGCATTGCTCAGGGCGCTGAAATCGTTATATGTTCCCTGGACCGCGTGATACCATTTCTGGATATTGCTCGCGCTGGTGTTCCAGTATCCGGCAATGTCCCCCCACTGGTTCGCCCGCGCGGCCACGTCCATCAGCTGATCCCAAAGGGCGCTGATCGCGTCGCTGATCACGCCGACGACGCCGGTGAAAACGCCTTCGATGGAAGCGCTGATCGTGTTCCCGACTTCCGCAATCTTGCCCAGGCTGTCCGCGAAGCTATTCGCCGCCACCACGCCCATGTCAGCGCTGGATGCGACGCTCTTCATGCTCTGGCTGGTTTCGTCCAGCCCGTTTCTCATGTTCGCCAGGGTGCTCCGGGCCTCGTTAAGCTTGATCTCCCATTTGGCGATAGCTTCCTCGTTGTCGCCGTACTTTTCCCTGACTTCCGCCAGCGCCTTCTCGTAGGTCTTGACAACCTTTTCCTGTTCCTTGATCTGCTTCTGGAGGTTCTTAACCCGTGTCTCGTTCTTCTGCTGCGCTGTGGCGTTCGCGCCCAGTTCAGCCGTTTCCGCCTTCAGTTCGCTCCGGAGGACCTTCAGGTTCCGCTGCGCTTCTTTCAGGGCGCTGCTGTACTCTTTTTCGCCCTCCAGAACAATCCTCTGCCGGATATCGCCGTTGCCCGCCATTTATTCCACCTCACAGCCCGATCTTCCGCTTGATTTTTCCGCCCATCATGCGGATGTCGTACTTCATCCGGATCGTGTACATGTCCCGGATAAAGCCCGGTGTCATCCGCCTGGCGTCATTGACAGATATCCCGGCCACGAGTGCGTATCCGTAATACTCCCGGACCCGCGTCCCGCGCCGGTTCTTCAGTTTTTTGCCTCAATCTCCTGAAGATATACGTCGAAAACCTCATCGTCGGCTTCCTCGCCGTCCGTGGTTTCGCTTTTCATTCCTTCCTCAACAGCGGCACGGATCGCGTTCCCGATCCCGGCCATCGCAGCCACGCGGAGGTGCTTGATCTCGTCTCCGGTGACCGTTTCTTCCTTGCCTTCATAGGCCAGCTGCGCGTTCGCCAGAATCCGGAAAATGCTCCGGACCGTCTTTCCTCCGCCGCCCTGGACCTTTTCAAACATTTCCTTCAGGCCGCCGAACTCTTCTTCGATCATTTCCATCGCATACATGTCCATCCGCAGCCCGTATTCATTTTCGCCGATCTTCAGCTTGATCATGATCCTTTTCTCCTTTTTAATCCTTTTACATACAGAAAAAGCCGGGGCGGAGGATCGCTCCTCCGTCCCGTTGTGTCATCAGGAGATCCCGGCCTTCGCCTTCAGCCAGCTGATGGCGTTCGCTTCGGAATCCTTCCGGCAGGTCGTGTAATAGATCACGTTGCCGGAAGCCGTCAGCGTTACGCCCATCGCGTCGCCGCTCAGGTTTTCCGTCTGGAAGTCGGTGCTCTCGCCCTTGGTGTTCACGCTGTCACTGTCGCGCCTAAACTGGACCTTGTAGAACCAGTAGCACTTATAGGTGACTTCGCCCTTGAACCGTTCCTTGCGGTAGAATCCGCAACCGACGAACGGGGCAGACGCGTCCGTGATGTCCAGGTCGGACGTCGCGGCGACATAGCCCAGAAAGCTCTTTTCCAGGTCGTCCGTCATGTTCGCCAGTTCCAGGCCCAGCGTCGCGCCGTTCATGCCGTTGTCGGAGTCGATCTTGTGATCGTCCGCGTAGAACGAAACGTCGTTGCGCTCTTCACCGATGTCCGCGCGGATCATGTAGTCGTTCAGCATGACACCCGTGCCGTAGGTGATCGACGTATATTCGCCGCCGCTGGTGAATGGCGCATACGTCAAACACTTCAGTCCGATTTTCGCCATAGTGTTGTCCCTCCGTTATTTGTTGATTTCTTCCATGCAGAGCTCGAACTGCCTCTGCATGACCGACATGATCCGCGGGGCGACTTTCTCGCGTGTCTTCCTGACATACGGATCAACCGCCTTATGTTTCGCGCCGGTAAAAACGTTGTAGTATCCCGTGTTGATGATCTTCTGCTTCATATCGTTCATCACGCCGCGTCCATCAGTTCCCTGCGGATAAACCTCCACCCAGGTGCTGTCGATATCCTCGTGGATATCTCCCTGGGCGTAGCTTCTCGCCAGGTCTCCGCTGATATGGTGATGAGCCTCGACGTACATCCGGTCCTCTTTTTCGAGCACCTTCGCACCGGCCCAAACAACCTTGCGGCGGATCTCGCGGCATACTTCCGGTGTGAGCGCGTCCAGCGCGTTCTTGTGGAAGTCGTCAATAACGAACTGAGCCATCATCAATCACTCTCCCGCGGGTTCTGCCGCCGGTGTCGGAGCCGGTTCCTGCCAGGTCAGCGGACCGTACATGATCAGCGTCCACCACCAGTGAACCTTTCCGATCTGGTAGTCATACTCGCGGTTGTTGGTATGCGTCAGGTCGAGCACGCCTTCATCCTCCAGCTCCTCCAGTTTTCCCTGGATCATCGCGGGATATCCGTCGCTGTCGTCCTTCACATACGCGTCCACGATCACGGTCCAGGCGCTGTCCGTCAGATGGCCGTCCGCCCACAGCTGCCGCGCCTCGCCGCTGAGTCTCACCACGCCGTAGTTCTCCGGCGCTTTGTTCACCCAGGCGTCCTTTGCGAACTCAATCCCGTCGATCGTGTTCAGCTTCGTCACGATTCTGTCCATCGCGTTCACTGTCACCGTCGCCGGTTCAGCTGTCCTGACTTTCGTCCGTGCCATTCTCGTCACTCCTTTCGACCGTGATCTCGATGCCGTCATCTTCCGTCAGGTATGTGCGGATCACGCGGAACTTCTGCCCGTGGAACTTCACGATGCGCTCGTTCCGGTAGTCCTCCGCCAGCGAAAGCGTGAACACATACTCCGGCATGAATCCGGCGTTCAGTGCGGTGTAATACTCGCTTCTCCGGACACTCTCCACATTGCACATGACGGTCCGCTCGGTGTCCGTTACGGCCTCATGCACTCCGTGCCCCGTCCGGTTTTCCTTGACCAGCGTGATCACATCAGCCCGCGTCATGCCTCATCACCGTCCGTGTCGCCGTAATCGGTGTAGTCGTTCGCGTGCATCAGCTGGTTCTTCTGGATGTTGTAGATCTCGCGCCGCGTTTCGGAATTCGGCGCGTTCTTATGGAACATCCAGTCAGCGTAGCTGAAAATGGCCCGCTTACAGAGGTTATCCGTCAGCGTGCTGTTGTCCACGATCCCGCTCTGTGTTACCGTGAAGGCCACCGTGCCGGGCAGTTTCACCCCGGCGATCTTCAGATCATGAGCTCCGGCGTCCATGATGTCGCACAGTTCGCCGTCATACTCTGTCGTCACGATCTTCAGCGCCTTCCTGCACTCTGTCAGCATGGTGATCCCTCCGTTCAGTCAATCGCGCCCGCCTTCGCGCGGAACGCTTCAAAGGTTTCTCTTGTGATGATTGTGCTCGACTTGTGGCCCAGCTGCACCTTCGGATCCGCCCAGATGTCATAGCCGCACTCCCTGGCGCGGATGCAGAAACTCAGGTCCTCGCCGTAGCCGGGCAGCGGAGTGAACAGGTCGTGATACTTGTCGACAACAGCCTGGATAATCTCCGTCTTCATCATCACGCATCCGAACCCGCAGCCCTCGACCGTGAACAGGTCGTCCGGGTAGTCCAGAAGCTTCTGGTGTTCGTTTTCGTCCGGCGTGACGCCCATCCGGAGCCTGGAATACAACACCGGGTTGAACGGCGGACGCCGCATGTGGCAGATGCCGGCGACCATGTCGCAGGTCTTCATGTCTTCCATCAGGTTGACCATCAGATCCGGCGCGAAGATCATGTCACTGTCGATCCAGAGAACATAGTCCGCTTTTTCGTGCAGCGCCAGCAGTGCCAGGTCTGTCCGTGCCTTGTAGACCAGCGAACCGCTGAGGAAGGCCGGACGGATCTGCCCGACCGTTTTCATCCGGTACAGGCTCTCAACGAACTCATAGGGCATGGTGTCCATGCAAGGGATGGCAATCATCGTCTTCATGTTCTGATCCTTTCTGATCCTTTTGAAAAAAGTGCCGGGGCGTGAAAAGGATCAAAACACGCCCCGGCTATCTGAAGGCCGTCGCCGTCAGACCGGAATTAGGCCGTGGTGGTGACCAGGCGCACGATCGCGTCGCCCTTCGCGGGCTTGGAATCGAACACGGCCACGCCGCGGTACATGATGCTGTTCGCGGTGAAGCCGGCGCTTTCGTCAGCGTCCACATGAATGTCCTCGGACAGATTGCCGACGACGTCGGTGAAGCGGCCCAGGTACAGGGCGCCGTTGTCGGAGGTGACATAGTCATCCACAACGACGGGATAACCCATCAGGCGGCCGCCGATGCCGGAAACGGTGTCCGGAACGAAAATGGGATTGCCGGTGCTGTCCACGATCGTGGCGATCTTGGTGTACAGGGTCTTCTTGTTGACCAGGAACTTCGCTTCCGCGTCATAGGCAGCGGGCAGAAGGCCGATCAGGCTGCACACATCCGCATAGGCGGGAGTCGCGGCCACGATCTGGTTGGTGTTGCTGGTCCAGGTCAGGGCGGCGATGCCGTTGGTCTCATCGTTGATGATGTAGTCATCAATGCTGCGGGCGATATCGCCGGCCAGCATGTCGACCAGCCAGCCCTCGAAGGCGTCGATGCTCATGAGCTTCGCGGTCCGGGAGATCTGGATGATCTTAAGGAACTCATAGCCGCCCAGCTGGACGTAAACGGTCGTGTCAGCCGCGGGGCTGTTGGCGCTGTTCTCGGTGTGCTTCGCGTCCGCGCTGTTGCGGGTGCCTTCGGCAACGAACTTGATCGCGCCGGCAACGCGCAGCAGGGTGATTTCGGAGAGCATGGGAGCGAGCTTCTTCATTTTCTCGAAGAACTTGTCACTCACCAGGACCGGCACGGCGTTGGTGGTGTTGGAAGCATAGGCACGCTTCTCGTCTTCATTCAGGTTGCCCTGAAGGTTCCGGATCCACAGATCACGGTATTCGGCAGTGGAAATGTCGTACATTTTGCGATCCTCCGTTTCAATAATCGGTTCGCCGCTCTTCTGAGCGACCTCTTCGGCCTTCCGCGCTTCTTCCGCGGCGGCCAGTTTGCGGGCTTCCAGTTCGGCCTTGATGGCTTCCATCTCATTGATGCGAGCCTCCAGGGCATCGTTGTCCAGCGCGTCCCGCTTCTCTTCGCTGGTCTCGTCGGTCAGCTCCGCCAGCCTGGCTTCCAGCTGCTCGACGTTCAGTTCGTCAAACTTCATCGTCTGACACCTCCGTGAGTTTTTTCAGCCGTTCCAGCAGCGCCGTCCGGCGTTCCTGTTCAGCCTGTGCGGCACGTTCTTCCGCCAGCTGCTGCCTTGCGCTCTCCAGCGAGGCTTTCACGCTGTCCAGCGTGTCGCCTTCGGCCGCGGCCTGGATGCTCGTGCCTTCGTATGCCGGGAAAGCCACCGCGCTCACCTCGTACACCTTGCGGATCGATATGATTGTCCGCTTCGGGTACTCTGTGTCGATGTCAGTCCAGCTATCTTTATCGACGGTGAACATGAACGACATTCCGGACATGTCGCCCCTCTTCACCGCGGAATAAAGCGCTCTCGCCTCCGCGTTGTTCTCTGTATCCAGATCCACGCGGATGTCCATGCCTTCGTCCGTGACGGACATCTGCATGGTGCTGTTCTCGTTGTTGTTCCGGCTCCTCGCCAGCGGGATCATGCTGGTGTTGTGTCCGACCAGGAAGCGGACGTCTTTCAGGTCCGTGTCCTTCAGGGCATCCCGGTCGATGCTTTCCTCGTACCAGCCCATATCCGTCGTCTGGCCGAACACAATCGGCGTGCCAGTGATGTATGTGCCGTGGTCCTCGTTCTGTTCCGCCCTCACATCGAAGGCGAACGCCCTGCACTCGCGGTCATTCGTCATTGCTCTCTTCCTCCTTGCCTTCATCCGCGAAGTAATACTCGCCGCGGATCGGGATATGTTCTCCGGTGCCGTCCGGCAGCGGGGCATAGTTGAACAGCTCGCGGATCTCGTCGATCGTCAGGATCCCGCGGTCGCCCAGCTGCTGGGCCATCTGGATCTTCGAGCCGACCGCCATGTACTGGAGCCGGTTGGACGTGAACACGATCCTGTTCCCGCCGTTGATCTCGCGCTGCGTGAATACCATCCGCGTCATCGCGTCGCTCAGCTTGATCGCGAAAGGCTCGATCTTGCCATTAAAAAAGGCGTCCAGATCATCTCCGACCGCCTCATTCCGGATCACCTTTGCCCCGACCCCAAAGAAATCCATGACCGACGCCTGGATCAGCTTCATCTGCTCCGGGTCGACCTTGTATCCGTCCTGCCGGATCTGCTGGATGTTGGAGAACTGGTTCCCGAACAGCAGCAGACCGCCGGATCCCTGCTGGAAGTTATTTTTGTCGAACCGCTCCCGCTCGCGCCTGAGGTCCTCGTCAAAAGTCTTGCTCGTCAGCTGCGCCATGAACCGGAACGTCGCGCTGTTCTTAACGCCTTCCTCAATGCCCTGGTTGACCATGCTGATCAGTTCCATCGTGGCGTTCAGCGCGGTGTTCTTTTCGCCGAAGAAGTCATCCCTCAACTGGTGTTTGACCACCAGCCCGACGCGGCTGAGCGGGACACTCTTTTTCTGCCCGCGGATAAACGTGAATTTCAGCCACGGCTGCCCGTCGACGTCGATCACTTCGCACTCACTGGGCAGGGCAGGGAAGAAGCCGGCCACCTCGCCGTATTCGTCCAGCAGTGGAACGATGAACAGATTGTTCTGGATCTCGTAGATGTTCGAGCACCGTTCCATGAACTGGCTCCACGTCATCCACGGATTCGGCGCTGCCTTTGTCGCTGTGTACATCTTCTGCCGGGCGGTTCCCTGCACGCTGTACTGGAGTTTTGCCGCGTGCCTGGCAATCGCGTCGACCGCGGATCTCACCAGGTCGCTTTCGTAGATCTGGCCGCCCCAGGTTCGGAACGCCGGCTGGTATGCCGTCAGCGTCTGGTATCCGACGCTCTGCGGTTCCGCCTTCTTCCGACCGAAGATCGACTCAAACAGTCCCATTGTCTTCACCTCTTGTTGCTCAGCTGGGCCGCCAGCTCTTCGTAATAGTTGTGTCTCATGCAGATCGCGTCACTCAGCGCCGCCATGCCGTCGATGTGGGCCTTCGGGCTCATCTTGATCAGCCTCCGCCGGTTCGTCCCGTCCTCAAACTTCAGGGCCGCGTCCAGCATGTGGATCTTCATCAGGTCGTTGTCCCCGATGCACCGCAGCCGGCCATCCTTGATCATGCCTTCCATGTCGATCAGCACGCCCGTCAGGTTGCTGCCCTGGCTGACGGATTCCATGCTGAAGCCGTCCTGGGACATGTCTTGCACTAAGTAGGCAGCCGAATACCTGTCGAAGCCCACCTTCAGCGGCAGGATCTCGTAATCACGCTCTAAGGTCCGGAACCACTCGTGCACCGCGTGGTAGTCCACCGTGTTCTCCCCGCAGACCGTGAGCAGTCCCCGCTGCCGGTATATGTCGTACGGCAGACCGTCCCGCGCCGTGGCCTCCGCCACCTTGTTCTCCGGCATGAAGAACTGCACCGCGAACCAGCTGATCTCGTCCTTCTCGACCACGATCACCGCCGCCGTCAGGTCCACCGCCAGGCTCAGGTCGATCCCGCCCAGCGCGTAGGAGTGCCGGAGGTCGTTCAGCGTCATGGATCCGCCGAAGCACTTCTTCACGTCCTGCGCGGTCAGCCAGGCGCAGCTGCTGTTCTGCGGGACGTTCGCGTACTTGGTCAGGAACTCAACCTTTTTACTCAGCGACCCCTCCGCCACCGCGATCTCTTCCAGCATGTAATCCACACTGACGGACACGCCCAGGTTCGGGTTCGCCTTCTTCAGCTCGTTGATGTCGTTCCACTTGTCGACGTCGTCGATCTGGTACAAAAAAGGCGCGAGCCGTGTTTCCTTGCTCGTGCCCATGATCACCGCCGTCGACCGGCGGAAGATCTCGTCGAAAATGCCGTCCCTGGCATAGCCGGCGGTGCTGATACTCAGCAGCAGCGGCTGTCTCCGGGCGCCCAGGGCGCTCTTCAGGACCTCGTATTGTTTGAGGCCCGGATCGCCGGCCCAGCTGCTGATCTCGTCGCATACCGTCAGCGACGGGTTCAGGCCGTCCGACTTCTGGTAACTGAAGGCCAGCGGCTGCGCGGAGGAATTGCTGGCGGCCACATAAATGTCCGTCCGGCGCTTCTTAGTGATATCACTAAGCTCCGGCTCCTTCTGGATCATCTGCTGGAAGGCGTTGAAACACAGCCGGCTCTGGTCCAGTTTCGGCGCAACGAAATACAGCCGGGCGCCATACTCGCCATCCATGTACATCATGTACGACGCGATCGCAGCGGCCAAGAGCGTTTTACCGTTTTTCCGTCCAATCTCAATGAACACTTCCCGGAACTGCCGGTCCCCGTTTTCGTCCAGGATCCCGAAGATCACGCTCAGCAGCGCCTTCTGCCACAGTTCCAGCTTGATCAGCCCCGGAGCCAGCGGACCTTCATGATGCCGACAGAAGTTCTCGCAGAACCGGATCGCCTTCGACGCCTTCTTCTTATCAAAGAAGAACCGCTTTGCCTGGAGTCCGTCAACGATCAGCGCGTACCAGTCGCGGATCCAGTGGCCCGCGGTTTCGGTGTCGTCCGTGATCCGCTGGTAATAGGTCAGGATGTAATCCTCGCCGGCAGCCTTCTTACTCATTCATCATCGCCGCCAGTTTGCTCTGCCGGACCTCTTTCGGCAGCTTCGCGCTCAGCTTATCCATCAGCGCGTTGTAAACCTTAGCAAGTGAATTGTACGCTTGCAGATCCGCGGAGGCTTTCGTCCCGGACTGGTTTGCTCCGTTCTGGTAAACGTCCGTCACGCCGTTCGCGTTGATCGCAGCTTGCAGATCCTGAAGTGTAGCAAACATGAAAGCCGCATTTTGCAACAGAGGGTCGCAGAAATTCAGCTCATTTTCCGGCATCGTCGCGAACAATTTCCTCATCCTGGCATACTCTGCCTTAATCCGCTTTTCTTTGGATAAATCAGCCAAATTTACACCCCCTTCTTTTCTCAGGATCAGTCACGAGTATCA